CTTGGACAGGTGTGCCCGAGCGCAACAACTGCAACGACGCTCTACCCCGTTCCCTCACTAACCGCTGCCGTTATCTCTACCATCACCGTTGCAAACCTTGGTGGATCTGCTGCAACATATAGAATTTCAGTGCGCCCTTCAGCTGCAGCGCAGACAAATGCGATGTATATCGCCTACGATGTCACAGTGGGCGCAAACGATACAACAACATTAACAGTAGGCTTAACACTGGCTGCAACGGATGTTATTACCGTCTATGCATCAACTGCTACCGTTGCCTTTAACGCGTACGGAAGTGAAATTGCTTAATGGCATCAAAAAAACTATCGACCGATACGAGTCTTGCGAACTCGTATAAGTTAAGTCGAGGAGTCGCATCCGTTGCGCGTCCCTCTGCACCGACGATAGGAACTGCGACAGACGGTGGAACTGGCAATATGTCCGTTACCTTTACCGCAAGCACGCTAGGGCCGACGGCTTCCTCATTTAGTTTAACGAGCTCAAGTGGCGTCACAGGTAGCGGTGCCTCATCTCCTTTGACACTTCAGGAGGCTGCAACAGGGACATATACATATAGTGTAAGTGGAGTTAACGCAAACGGAACTGGTCCTTCAAGTGCGGCAAGTAACTCTGTTGTTGTTGCTAGTCTCTTTGCACCTAGCGGTGCCTATGACTCTATTGCTACAACTACTTTAGCGACTACTGCTTCTTCAATTACTTTTAGTTCTATTCCTGCTACCTACACGCATCTGCAAATAAGGTTATCTGCTGCTTCATCAACTAGTCAAGACATATTTTTTCAATTAAATGGTGATACTGGTAACAATTACACAAGACACTATATGTATGGTAGCGGTTCAGGAGTTGCTGCAGGCAACACCGTCCCAATAAATTCAGGAAGCCTTGGTTATATCTCGGCAAACACTGATACAAACATTTTTGGAACTGCAGTGTTTGATTTGTTAGACTACGCCAATACTAATAAATATAAGACATCGCGTTCATTAACTGGTTATGATAATAATGGTGGTGGCCTATTAGTTCTATATTCTGGCTTATGGCAAAACACAGCAGCCGTAACTTCAATTTCTTTATTTCCAAACAATTCTGGTCTTTTTCAAACATATACAAAAGCCGCCCTATACGGAATTAAGGGAGCATAACAATGGCTGCAGGAAATACATACGTTCCAATTGCTACTATAACAACTAGTGGTTCTGCTACTAATGCAACCTTTTCAAGCATTAGCGGTAGTTATACTGATTTAATTGTAGTTTTCAGTGGAACAGTTAGCAATTCTAGTTATAGTTTTATGGTTAGATTTAATGGAGATACTGGAAGCAATTACTCTTTTACAGACATTGAAGGCAACGGAACAACTGCTACATCTTATCGTTTAGCGAATACAGATAAAATATATTTTTCATACAACAATGTGACTATTGGTTCAAGTACCAGTTCGCAAATAGTAAATGTTATGAACTATGCAAATACAACTACATATAAAACTGCTATTGGCAGAGTTGCCACGGCAGTTAATTCATCTGGATATGCTGGCACTACTGCTGGCGTTGGTTTATGGCGTAGTACTGCTGCTATTACATCAATTAGTTTAACTGTACCAGTTGGAAATATAACAAATGGCTCAACCTTTTCACTCTATGGAATCGCGGCTGCATAATGACTATGACAATTAAGGTAGGGGAGTAATATGCCAGCAAATTATGTTTTGATTGAGAAAATTACCGTGGGCGCAGCAGGTGCATCCAGCGTTACCTTCTCTGGTATCCCACAGACTGGGTACACTGATTTGGTTGTGAAAGTATCAGGACGCGCTAGTAATCCTTATATGGATATTAACTTTAATAACAATGCTACGGGCTTTACATCAAAGTATTTATATGGCACTGGAAGTGCTACGGGTTCTGGTTCGCAAGCAAAGTTTTTGGGAGTTACATCATCCACTTCTAATACTGCAAACACTTTTGGAAATATGGAATTTTATATTCCAAATTATACAAGCGCTAATTACAAAACATATAGTGCTGATAGTGTTCAAGAGACAAATGCTAGTGCAGCAGAAATGCACCTAGTTGCTGGTCTTTGGTCTAATACTGCTGCTATTACCTCAATACAAATTATCCCAGCAAGTTCTGGAACATTCTCGCAGTACACAACCTTCTACCTATACGGCGTAGCAGCTCTAGGCACTACCCCTGCCATAGTTCCATACGCAACAGGTGGCGATACCATTATGACTGACGGTACTTACTGGTATCACACCTTCCTTTCATCAGGAACATTTACTCCTGCAAAGGCTCTAACTGCTAACTACTTAGTTGTTGCAGGCGGTGGCGGAGGAGCAGGTAGCGGTTATGCACAGACTGGTGCTGGCGGTGCAGGAGCGGGCGGACTTCGTTCAACTGTAACCGCAACAGGCGGTGGCGGTTCGTTAGAAACAGCGCTTTCACTTGCCAGTAATACTAGTTATACAGTTACTATTGGTGCAGGTGGTACTGGTGGTCCCGATAATGCAACTTCTGGAACTCAAGGTAGTGATTCTGTTTTCTCAACTATTACATCTCTTGGTGGCGGCAGAGGATTTTCAAATGCTGGCGGTGGTTATGTTGGTTTTAGTGGCGGTTCTGGTTCTGGTGGTACTTATAACGCAACAGGCGGAGCAGGTACATCTGGTCAAGGATATGCAGGTGGAACCGCCTCGGCTATTGCCCCTGCGTATGGCGGTGCAGGCGGTGGTGGTGCTGGAGCAGTAGGAGGAAATACTGTTTCTGGTACTGGTGCTGGTGGTGCTGGTGGAGCAGGTGTGGCAGTAGCGATTAGTGGTTCTTCAGTAACTTATGCAGGTGGTGGTGGAGGTGGTGCAGCAGGCGACCCGGGGACACCAGGTGCAGGTGGTTCAGGTGGTGGTGGTAATGGCGGTAATGGCGGTTCTCCTTCTGGTGGTACTGCAACAGCAGGTGGTACAAATACTGGAGGCGGTGGCGGTAGTACTGGTCGCGGTGGCGCTGGTCAAAATGGCGGTTCAGGAATTGTGATTGTGAGATATCCAGTATGAGTTACTGTGTAGAATTAAATAACAAAATCAAACTAGGAGAAATCTAATGTCAGAGACACTAACAAAGATCATCGTCAACTGTGAGACTGGCGTTTCCGCTGAGATCCCACTTACCAGTGAAGAAATCGCACAACGTGAAGTTGATGCTGCAGCATTTGCCACAGCTGAGGCTGAGCGAGTAGCAGCAGCTGAGTCTTTTGCAGCACTAAAGGCATCTGCCCGTGCAAAGCTTGTGGCAGGGACGCCTTTGACTGAGGAAGAAGCCGCAACGCTCGTAATTTAATTGTGTGTAGGCAAACTTTCTGTCAATATCTTTGATAAGATATGGACATGAAAGTTGCCGCATACGCCATTGCCCTAAACGAGGAAAAGCACGCTCAGCGCTGGGCAGATACCACCAAAGACGCAGATTTTAGATTAGTCTGCGATACAGGTTCTACAGATAAAACAGTAGAGATATTAAGAAGCAATGGCGTTATTGTCTATGAGATAAGTGTAAAACCTTGGAGATTTGATGTTGCAAGGAACACTGCTCAGAGTCTACTACCAGCAGATATAGATGTGTGCTTAAGTTTAGATTTAGATGAGACAGTAAATGAAGACTTTTTTGAAAAAGTAAAAGCGCACTGGGTACCAGGGGCTAATAAAGGTTGGTGTGATTTCGACACTGGTCACACTTGGTTAGGTGCTCGTCTGCACGCTAGAGATGGTATTTATTGGAAATACCCTATTCACGAAGTATTTGTTCCATCACTTGATACACCTTTAATGAGTTGCACTATTCCAACTAAAATGTATCACAAACCAGATAATACAAAATCTCGCGGGCAATATATGACAATGTTAATTGCTGCAAGTAAAGAGTTCGGAGAAGACCATCGAATTTGGGTCTACCTGTGCCGTGAATACTATTATTACAAGATGTGGGATTTAGTGATTAGTAGCGCTCAAAAAGTCACCGATTTTAGTAAAGACTGGTTCATAGAGCGTGCTGCAGTGTGCAGATTTGCCTCTGAAGCATGCAGAAATTTAGGAAGACTTGAAGAAGCACATATGTGGGCAGATAGAGCAATTTCTATTGACCCATGCGGTGAGGCATACTATGAAAAAGTACGTTGCTACTATGAACAAAGCGACTGGGGTGGAGTCTGGGAGACTTGTAAGCTAGTTGCTACATGCTCACCTACTAATCACTATCTCTCATCTGAAGCGCTGTGGAATTGGATGCTAGATGATATGAGGGCGCTATCTGCTCATAATTTAGGAGACAAAGAAAAAGCAATAGAGTATGGGGAGAAAGCGATGCTAGGAAACCCAACGGATGCCAGATTAACAAATAATATGGTTTTTTATAAGCAGGGTATCTAATGACTCAGCCAAATGTATTTCTAGCCCTTCTTGTAAAACAAAAAGAAGCCGTTCTTCCATTATTTTTAGATAGTTTAAATAACTGGGACTACCCTAAAGAGAACATATTTGTATACATCCGAACTAATAACAACACAGATAATACAAAAGGGCTTTTAGAAGAATGGATAGAAGAGCATGCCAACGAGTATCGAGGATTAATATATAGCAGTGAGGATGTTCCAGAGAAGGTAGAGCAGTATGACGTTCATGACTGGAACGGAGAAAGATTTAGGGTCTTAGGAAAAATTCGCCAAGAAAGTATGAATCAAGCCTTGCTCACAGACTGTGATTATTACTTTGTGGTAGATACAGATAACTTCTTGTTCCCAGAGACCCTTAAAGAATTAGTGAAACTAGATTTACCTATAGTTGCTCCCTTTTTAAGATATGCCGTTGCCTTTGGAGAAAACGCCGATACCCCTGAAGAGGCTGCTAAGCGAGAAGGTCATATGAGTATCTACTACTCAAACTACCACTACCAAGTAGATGACTTTGGGTCAATTATTGCAGAAGAGACTTACTACAAAATTTTAAACCAAGAAATAAAAGGAATAATTGATTGCATGTGTGTTCACTGCACTTACCTAATTAAAAGAGAGCATCTGACTGAACTTACCTACCTAGAAGATTCAGATCGCTGGGAGTACATGGTTTTTTCTAGTTCTGCTAGGAATAAGAAAATTCCTCAGTACCTAGACAGTAGAACTATATACGGCGTACTTACCTTAAGTGAAAATCTTGGGGCCTCTAGGTGGTGGTTTGATTATCTAAAAAATGAACCAAATAGAACAGAAAAATATAAATCTATTATTAACTTTTAACTAAAAGTTACGGTACGTTTTGGTCTCCAACCAGGTTTTTCAAACTCTAAAACAGTAATTACGTCTAAGAAAAAAGGACTTAAGGTTAAATCTAGATACCTGTAGTCACCGTTTTCTATATCTTTATTACCAGTACTTTCTGGGTAAAAATCATTAGTTATTAAAGCAAACTTTGAAGACTTAATAATTTTTACAAGTACGCTAATTACATCTTTATTGCATAAATGCTGTAGAACATCTTTGCATATTATTAGATCTACCTGCGGTAATTCATAGGTAGTTATGTCACGACTTATAAAATCTATGTTAGAGGCAGAGTATAAATTAGTGTTGGAATCTATGACAGAGTCTACAACATCTACCCCTAAGTATAAAACAGATGATAAATCAAGAAATTTAGAGAACTGCCAATCCCCACATCCAAGGTCAAGCACAGTTTTTACCTCAGGCTTGTCAATGTATTTTTGTAAAACATCTACATACTCTTTTACATTTTCTACTTTAGAGCCACCGCCAGATCCACCCTTCCAGAGGTCTTCTTTGTAGATTTTAGAGAACACCTTTTTGTTATCCATTTTACATAAGCCTATCTGTCCAAGTTTTTGGAGTTTTATCTGTAACAAACTCTAGAGGAAGGTGATAGTTAAACTCTCTAGCGCCTTTAGACTTAATCCAGTTTACTAGTTCTACTAACCCAGCCTCTAGCGAGGTGGTGGTTTTGTAGTTTAAGATCTCTCTTGCAAGATTGGCTGAACAGTTAGCGTGAAAGACCTCCTGAGGTCTTCCTGGCATGTAAATTGGCTCTAACTTAAAATCAAGAATTATTGATAGTTTGTAGGCCAACTCATTTATGGTAACAAACTCCTCATCTGGCCCGATATTAACAATTCGACCACGAGCAACATCAGTCTCGCAGGCAATCATTAATGGGTCAGTGACATCCTGCATAAATGAAAAGCATCTTTTTTGCTCGCCATTTCCATAGATAATAGGTTGCTTACCCTGAAGCATTCTATTTATCATAATCGAGGCTACGTTCCTGTAAGGGTCGTCAAATTTTTGTCTAGGGCCAATGATGTTGTGCGGAACTAGTATTACATAGTCAAGCCCGTGAGTATCTGCAATATTTTTTATCATAAGTTCAGCCCCGTACTTTGCTATCCCATACGGATCCTGGGGTTTAGGTGTCATCGACTCAACAAAGGGAACTACCTCCTGAGTTCCATACCTTGCCATAGAGGATAGATGAACAATTTTTTTAACCTTGGATTTGACGCAGGCACTCATTATGTTTGTAGTTATCTGCATCGTGTTTCTGACAACTAGAGAGGGTGAAAAGACCGACAGTCCTTCATATGCAGTACAAGCAGTGTGAACTACTAAATCTACATCTTCAAAAAGGGGTTGGATTAACTCTAAATTATCTAAATCTATATTATGGAAATCAACACCTGAAGGCACGTTCTCTTCGTAGCCGCCTAATAAGTTATCTATTCCTACAACATCATAGCCTTTAGCAAGAAAAGCATCTGCTAGATGGCTACCCATAAACCCTGCTACACCAGTTATCAAAACTTTCATTTATGAATTGCCTCTTTTAGTTTGGTAATATCACTTTGGAAATTTGTCATTTTATATTTAATAAAAGCATTTCTCTCTCGCTCATACATCCAAGGAGAGTTTATTGCAGAATACAAATCATCAACAGGTGCCTTGCTGACTGCGTAGTGGTGGTGCTCTAAGATAACTTCAGGGCAGTACCTGAGTGTGCCCATAAAATCACCTAACAGTTTCCAAAAATTATCTATGTATAGATGCAACAACTCAGGTGGTGCTAGGTACCCCAAGGTCCTTACAATATTTGAATCAAAACAAGTTCCGTTGCTAGGCAAACGCGCACTCTGAGCCAAATCATCTGGGTATGAGATACCCATAGGCACATCTTTTATTGCATTAATAAGGTTTTCATCCCACTTAGGAGTCATCACAACCGTGTCATCTGCTGCCCAAAGAATGTAGTCATACTCATCCATATATTTATTTGCCATGCGGTTTAGTTTTTCATTAACACCTAATTGCTCTGGCTTAGGCCCTATCTCGTACTTAACACCGCTCATCCTTGGATACAGAGCGTGATCGTCTTCATCTAAACAAGCAACTATGTCTGAGACAGTAGAGTGTTGTCTTAGAGAGTCCATCGCTCTAACAAATCTTTTAGGTCTAGTTCTAGAGGGAACTAGTATCACTGAGCGGGTCATATCTTAATTTTAACACGGAATATGTGAAAAGCAGGCAGTATCGAGTGCAAGTTATGAAACTGCTTTTTTACGCTTGCTTTTCTTCTTCAGTTTTTCTTTTTTCTTCTCTAGTTTTGCTGCTTTATCCATTCTTTCAATCTTGTAGGCTTCTACAGCGTTGGCGCTAGTTCTACTTCTCCAAGCAAAGCCACACTCAGTGCAGGTAACAATCTTTGCTGTAGTCCATCTTCCAGTTGTTGATAGTTTCTCTACAGATGTTTCTAGTTTGCCAGGTCTAGCGGTACAGAACGGGCAGTTGGGGTACCTACGACGACGAGTCTCTTCTCCAAGATATGAAACTGAAAGAGTTCTGCGAATCTCAATCTCATCTTTGCCTCCCCATATTCCCCAGATCTGTCTGTGCTCTAAAGCCCACTGTAAACAGTCTTTTCTTACAGGACAGGAAAAACATAGATTTTTAGCATCATATTTTTCAGAAAAGTCTTTAGAGAAAAACCAGTCTAAATATTTTTTATTTGCGGGTTTGGAGCATAAGCCCTCACTCTGCCATCTAAGACTATCTGCTGGTTTCCACATATACTCTATTTTAAACTAAAGTACTATAAATCTACTGACTAAAACACTATATTTACTATATTTCTATCCAAGTGACTAATTCAATATTTTCGACTATATCACCGTACTCGGTTTCTGAATTTTCGTCACATACACTGTATTCAGACTCTTCTTCTAGAATCCCGCACCAGCCCCTAGTTATTTGACAATTCTCAATTAACTTAAAACTATCTCCTAAAGAGTCAGCAACTCCATCCCTTTGAATAGCAGATGCTAGTGCTCTAGAAACAAGTTCGTTATCCATATCTACCTCACCTAAGGTGTAGTAGACGATTCCTTCTGAGTTGTTTTTACTGTAGCCAGAACCAGCCCACTCACACCAAAGTTCTTCCCCAGGTCTTGTGTCTTTTTTCATTAGTCCTTCTAGGCTCTATTCGTCTTCTGTAGAGTAGAAATTAAACTCAAAATCTTTTGAAAACTCGTCATCGGTAAAATATACCTCTTCTTGGTTTTTTAACTCGTATATCCCAGCGATAGTTACCGACCCACACATACAGCAGACCTCTACAGAGCCAGTATTTACTATCTCTGGCATATCTACACCAACAAGTTTTACAAGGATGTTTCCATCCTCGTTCACACTCTGAGGCTCCCATTTGGAGTGCTCTTCCATCCAGCACAGTTCGCAAAGAGCCATAGGGCTAAGCATTGGACTGTCTTCCATATATAGCCTCTCTCTAGGCATATCTAGTAGGACAATTCTAGTTGTATTTCCCATTCTAGATTTATTGTAAATCTGTGTTTATAGAAAGTTTTTTATGTTTCCTTATATTGGTTCTATCCTTGGGGGTTAGGCCTCCCCAAAAACCAAATAGTTCGTTTTTGATGGCCCACTCAGCGCACTCAACTATGTGAGAACACTTTCTGCATATGGAGCTTGCCATAGCGTATGTAGTCATCGGGTCATCCCTAATATCATCTTTATCATCAGTGTAGAACATCTCTACACCTATCTCTGAACATAACGGTTCTTCAAATTCCCATGGACCACGAGACACTTGGCTCTCCTTTTAAAGTTTGGTTATCTGGTTATTGACGTACTAATTAATCTTTCTTGCTCTCCAAACTTCCTACTTCATAACCACATGCAGCATAACCAGCAATATCAACCCAAGTGTCGGGTTGGAATCCAGACTTAGAGGCATACCTAGCCACCTTGAGCCCCACCATCATCATTGCAACATCTTCGTTGGTAATCTCAACACCTAGAGTTACAGACCATATCTTTGCTATCCGCTTAAAATTATCTTCAGGTTTTCCGTACTGCCTGTCTCTTTCGCCCGAAATGATTCTGGCAGCCTCGCGTAGTGCTTCAACACGTAAGGTAGTGGGTTCACTAGTTGTTTTTGTTGCTTCTTCTTGATTATCTGATGTCATCTTTTATCCTCGCTATAACTAGAGCATTGTATTTTTGGGGAAGATTTTTATCAGCAGTGCTATCAACACTTACTTCGTAATTAACGTATTTTAGTGGGTCATCAGAAGTTATGGCAAGGTAGGAAGATATTTCTTTTTTGATGTTGTCAATAATCTCTTGATGATTATCCCCACCTACAGAGAACTTATATGTAACCGTTTTCAAGTTACAAGCGCTTTTCTAGTTGGTCTGGTCTCAAATGAACTCCGTCTAGAAGAGGAGCTTTATTGTCATCGCTTTTAATAATAATATCTCCATAGCGAATCCCTACGACGCGACC